CCAGTGTATGCCTGATCTGGTCAAGAACGTGCGCGGAAATTCCGCACACATATCAGGTGGCCCAAAGGGCTGCCTGGAATCCACACAACAGTGTGGAGGACAGACTGCGTACTTGCAGTCCCTGTGTAGGAAAAAGTGCCTACACACAGTGTACAATATGTGTACACTGGAACCTCGGCAGATAGAGCCGAGACCGGTCAGATCAGCAAATGATCTGTTATCGTGGGCGGTACAAACCGCCCTGCACGCACCCACCGTAACGAGGTGCGTAAGGCTCCACGCAGTGTTGGAGCCCTCAAAGGCACGGACAATAACCGTCGCCTCTTACGCCTACCAAGTAATTGTAGGCGTGATTGCACGGCTGTTACAGCCGGCAATATCCGAGGCAAACACTCGGACGGGGTTGCGAGCCGCTCGCAACCTATGGGCCTTCCTATGGAAGGACCTAAACCCCACAGACATACTGTGGGGATCGATCTGCGAAGAACGCGGATCGCCAAACTCAGAATTTCTGGGTATTTCCTGTGACCTCGAGGAGGCAACAGATTATGGAGCGCCATGGTTTGCGCGCCAGATACTTCACCATATTGCGGTGAAGCTAAAAACCCACATAGATGGGTTTCCACTAGGCCTATATATGCTGGCCAAGCACCTCTTCATAGGTAAGAGGTTTGTCTTTGTCACAGAAGACAAAGGAATCCGCTTCTTTGTGAAGCGGAGAGGATGGCTCATGGGAGACCGTCTCACCAAGGTCATACTGACCTTGGCGCACGATTACTGCGTGCGTTCCTCCCTACTCAAGTGGGGAAGGATTACTGGTGATGACTTCACCAGAGTCACGAGGTTAAGTCCTCGTGAAGTGAGTGACTACAAAGAGTCACTCATACGACACGGCTTTAAAGTGTCGGAGGACGATTGGTTTGTATCGTCCCGCCTACTCTTCTATTGTGAAGAGGGGGCACTGGTGCCACAAAAGGCATCAGATCTTCCTGCTGTAGCAGTCAGGAAGAAGGAGGAGTCCTGTTACCTGGACTACCCAAGGATCAGGTTATTGATCCACACTGTCCAAGAAACTGGGCAGTACAGTGCGACCGACATAGGTCGTACGGCCCTCCTAGGTAAGGAGAGCAGGTGGGTTGCACAAAATAATGCACCCGCAAGGAGGTCCTTTGAAAGGGCCACCCTACTGCAGAAAATGACACTTCCGCAGTCACCGGACACACAGTGTCCGTTCACCCCCGTCGAGATCGGGGGTGACGGATCGTTCATAGACGATCCAGATTTCTTGTACTATGTGTACAAGGAAAAGTCTCGCAATCCAAGCGAGACAGCGTACCGTATAGGTGCGCTGATGGAAGGAAAATGGGCCTTCCGTCTGGTCAGGTCAGAAAACCTCGACCAGGTGGTACACAAGTACCACCTACTGGCCCCAAAAGTGGACCAGTTGCGCGACCTTATACCTAAGGACGCGGTGATAGAAGGTAACCTTGACCTCCTATCATCCATCAAGAGCAACTTGGTGGAGCAGCCTGAATACACGATGTTCAGGCTTTGGCGCCAGTACTACTGG